GCCACTGTGACGGTTGCGCCGCCATCGAACTGACCGATATTGATTACTACAAACTCAGCTGGACGTTGCAACGCAACTCCCACCTGAATATTGACTTGTCCCGCCTCAACAGTTGCGAGCGTATTGTTTGTTGTATCGCAAAGAACAAAGAACGCTTGTTCTGGAGAAGCTCCACGAAGACCACCCTGACGCCAGAAGTTATTGAGGAAACTTCCTACAATTGCTGTAAGGCGACGGTAGAGAACGGTGTCGTTTGGCTCAAAGATAGCGAAATTGGTAAGGTCTACCAAAGCCTTCTCTAGGTAAATGAGTGAACGGCGTACTGGGACATACATAGATGCGTAACCAGCTTGAAGGGTACGAGCTCCCATTACTACAATGCCAGAACCACTGATAAAGCGGATTGCGTTAACTGGAGCTGCAGCAGAGTTCATTGCATCAAGGTTTGCATTTGTAAGGGCTGGAACTGATACCGCACCAGCAAGGCGAACAGAGATTCCAGCAGGTGCTTTCCACACTCCACGAGACTTATCTGTTGCCGCATACTTTCCAACAATTGCTCCACCTGGGTTTGCAGCAGCAATAACTGTTCCTGGTGTTGTATTTGTTGGGTCGTTGATTGTGATTGGCGGGTAATACACAGCACCAAATGAAGTCTGTGTGTAAGAAGCAGCCAAAGTAAGTTGGTTTGCAACAGTATCATTAACTGGGTCAATTACAACAAAAACGTCATTGCGGTTTAGCGCATATGAGAGAAGTGTGTTAACAGCAGTTGCTGAGGTAATTCCAGGAGCGTTAAGGATAAGAGATTGAAGAACAGTATCAAATCCAGAAACAGCAGTTGCAATATCTGTGTCTGCTGGAACCGTTCCATCAGCACCTGACGCAAGAGCTTGATTTGTTACAGTTGAAGGGTTACGAGACGCACCTGTAGCAGATGAACCCGCATCTACAGCAACAAGATATGCTGATTGAGAATTAATAACAGAAACTGCATAACGAGTATCCGTTGCTGTCATTGAAAGGTTAGTAAAGGTTTCAACCTTGTATGAGGCAGATGTTCCGCCACTGTATACGATAAGGTCAAAATATCCTGTTGCTCCAGGAGAGTTTTGGATAGAGACGTTAATCCCGTTACCCCATACTCCTGGGTTAGCAGCGGATAGTGTAAGTGTGTTTGCTGGGCTTCCAGCACGGTCTTGGAATGTACGAGTAGCTGCTGCAGTTGAGCCAGTCACTACGCGTTGTACGTAAGCTTGGCTTCCACCGTTAGCAAAGTAAAGGAATACGGCGAGAGCAAGATTGTTATTTGAGCTCCAGCTTCCGTACTTATTGATGTAGTCGCTCCATGAAGTGACTAGGGTTGGTGTGAGAGGACCACGAGCATTAGCGCCAATAAAAGCCGCTACTGAATCGGAGTTCGCTCCAACAACAGGTGCTACAGGGTTCAGGGTTTCCTGAACGTAGACGCCTGGGCGTAGATATGCGGTCATTCTTAGTCTCCTTGAGTTAGGTGTGAAACAGGTGTTAAGCCAGCTGGTACATTCGTAGTAACCCGATTAATTTCAACAGTTTGTACGGTGGATAGGGCATTATTAGCATCGACTGGTGTCATTTCGCTAACAATTCTTACTGTGTAAATGCTTCTAAATAAGCGTTTACCATCCTCGATTTGGTCTCTCTTAAGAAACCCATCAAGAAACATGTGTCGATATGCGCTCTCTGTATTAAGAGCATTAGGCATTGGAAGGCTTCCATATTGACTTGGAAACTTCTGTTGCATTTGAAAGAGTATTGCACGGTCATGTCGTGGGTGACGAGAGTAGGCGCTAATTTGGTATACAAGGTCATAGGGAAGAGGAATCTGATATCGATAAACTGTGTTGGGATTTGGCGCAACAGTCCCTCGGTTATCTGAATCATAGTTCATACCAGATATTTGGCGTTCATTAGCCGCTCTAATGTCTACAAGCTCAACAACGACATATGGGTAAGACTGGGTACGGACTTCAACGTCTGGGTATCCAAACCAAACTTTTACTGGTCGCACAGGAGCCTTTTCGTCAGCAACTGTCATGCCTTGAAGATAATTTTTAATAGCGGCGTCTTCAGCTAGGATAAAGCTCATCCAAGGGCCCCTATCTCTGCAAGTACATCGACGATACTCATTGAAAAGTCCTCTTCCATATGCGTTGCATATCGGGACATAAATGGGCGAATAACAGCTTGTGGGGAGATTCCTTCTGCACCGTACTCAAGGGTAGCTATACGGTCATCTAGGTCATCAGGATATTCAATGTAAAGGACGCCATCTTTTGCCTTAACACTGAGTTGAATAATGATGTCAGAAGGCCATTCAGCTCTATAAGCCCTGTCTCTTAGGGATGCTGTTAATGGTCCTTCAACGTTTTTAGTGACGGCTATGGCCGCGTTTTTTAATGAGGCGTTCACTTACGCCACAATCGCCAGAGGGCGGCTGCGAGGATTCCTTTAGCTAGGAGATGGTTGCTGGGTGCTTGAGGAAGCGAAAACGCTCCATGCACAAATTCTTTCTCAGAAGGCTTATCAATTTCAGCCATAGCAACTCCAAGGATACTTCGCAAGGGTAAATCAAATCCCGCACAGGATTCCCTTAAAGTATAAAGGGCCCCCTATTTCTAGGAGGCCCTAACTACTAACTACTTTTACTTCTTAACCTTCTTGGCAAGCGCTTTATCCATCTTGGCATCAGCCTTAGGAGATGGCTTCTTTGCATCCATCTTCTTATCAGCCTTCTCAAAGGCAGACTTCTGCTTAGGGCTCATGCCCTTCATTACCTTGGCATCCTGCTTCTTATCACGAGCCGCAGCACATGTAGGACAGGTGCACTTACATCCTTTTGCTGGCTTTCCTGCTGAGCAACCACAACCACATTTAGCGCAAATTTTATTTACCTGCTTTCTTGTTACGTAGGGCAGCCAAATCATCGGCGCCAATTTTCTTTGGGTTTCCAGCTATCTTAGCAATCTTTTTTTGCTTAGAGGATAGGTCTTTAGCCTTGCCTTTTCCGTATCCAGCTTGGCCTTTCTTAAGCTTACATCCACAGGTCATACACATTATTCAACATCCTCTTCTTCGTCCTCTTCGTCAAAGTCATCTTCGTCGAAGTCAAGTTCAAGGTCATCATATTCATCTGAGTCATCTTCAGAGTCATCTGCAGAGTCATCAGCGGAAATTGAATCGTCAGCTGCTGGTGCTGCTGTTGCATCGGCAACTGGTGCTGCTGTTGCATCGGCAACTGGCGCGTCTGGAGTAGCCGCTGGGTCTACTGCTGGGGTTGTTGTGTCGTCTGTCATTGTAATTCCTTTACCTAGGTGGATTTACAGAATATCTTACTTCTTACCCTTTTGGGCCATCTTCTCCATTTTCTTTACACCATATTTTTTAATGCCTGCAGCAGCGGCTACAGCGGCTGGATTCTTGGCACCAGACTTCTTAGCTTCTTCTTCAACTTTCTTGAAGCGAGCTCCACTACCGAGTTTTGCTTTTGCCATTCTTTTTACCTACTTTCTTAGGAAGAGGCTTATCTTTAGGGGTATGAGCTTCCCATTGACGGGCCATTTGAGGATGGGTTGCCCACATCCATTTTTCTTGTTGTTGTGACTTAAAGGGCATTATGCACCTGTAGGGTCTCCACCATCGATAGAGCTGAGTACTGGAGGCACTGGGCTTGGTACTGGGTATGGAGGGTAATAAATGTTATTAGGTGATTCCCAAGTTTCTGGGACAGTAGATGCGTAATCAAGAAAGGCGTGGTCATTGACCATCTCATCAGGCATAATCTGCTGACAATCAATACTGACAAGGGTATAACGCTCAGCAATAATTCCGCGCTGTTGTACGCCAAATGGTCGGTAAACTTGACCCTTCCACACAATACGGCCGCGAGTTTCAATATCAGGGTTGCTTAAAACATTAGGGTCAATCTTAGTAATATCTCGCGCATTTACTGTTAAGTGCAAGGTATCTGAGTTATAGAAACCGCGCTCAGATGATGGGGTGTTTCCTTGGTCCCATACAGCTCTTACAATAGGGAGCTTAAAAGGACCACGCCATGAACGACCGTAATCCATAAATCCAGTGTCGTAGATAGGGTCTACAGTTGTAGTGGTTGGGTCATATACCCACCAAAGAGCTGAGGTTCCTACAGGGTTCTTTAAATCCCAGTCAATACCATCTTGAATGGCATCAGTCTCATAATCGGCATCAAAACGACCAGCAGGGGTATAGGCGCGACTCATAGAGACTATTCTCCCCTATCTATAGGGATAATAAAGGATTTACTTGGGCGCCTATTTCTTCAAAAGTTTAAAGGGCTTGATAAGCGGTGGTTAAGGTAGAGTCTACGGTCGTATATGATGCTGAAGCGTCTGTGAATGACCCAGCAGAATCCGTAACGGTTAGGGCTTGAAAATCGTTTGCGTCTGTATTTCTAACCGTTGCAGAAAACGCTGCATAAGTTTCAGCAGTTTCGCCTGTAAAATTGTAAGTACCTGTTTTTGAGCCGTCTGAAGGTAAATGCCAAATATAAATTTGAGCTCCATTGTAATAGCCCCCAAAATACATTGTTCCAGATGAGTCAACAGTAAATCCTATTTTACTATTGGTTGGGTTGATTGTTCGTTGGAATTGAAGTGCTCCAGAACTATTGAATTTGCTTACATACCCCACTTGTGACCCTGTTAAATCGGTGGTTCCTCCCATGTAAACATTTCCATTTAAGTCTACACCAACTCCGTACCCACAATCAAAATTATTGCTATTAGGGTTATTCCCACGCAAAGCAGTTTTCCATTGCTGTGTTCCGTTAGAGTCTAACTTGTGCAAAGTACTAATGCCATAAGTTTGTTGTGAACCAGTTACATATACATAATTGTTGGAATCAACTGCAACACCTTGAAAAGCGTCCCCGTATGTGGCTTTGCACCATTGAAAGGTACCTGATGAATTGTATTTTGCAAGTATAGAGTTGCTATTACCTCCAGCAAGATACACATTGTTGCTAGAATCTAGGGCTAAAGACGTAGAAGATATTTGTTGGTTTGTATTTGTTAATTTTCTTTGCCATTGTATATTTCCATTTGTATCATATTTTGCAATCCACGCAGCAGTGCCAGTTCCTGTTCCATAATTTCCTGCAACATATACGTTTTCACTGCTGTCTATCGCAATTGCTTGTCCTGTAGTTGCATAAGTGGCTTGAGAAAATTTTCTTGACCAAACCGTTACTCCATTTGAGTTTAGTTTTGTAATATGAGCGGAATTAGGGCTTGTTCCTATTGTCCCAGTTATATAGACATTTCCAGAAGCAGAAGGGGCAGAAGCGTTTATATATTCTGGATTATATCCAGATGATTCTGTTTTTTTCCAAACATTTGCTCCAGAAGAGGACATTTTTGCAATAGTTCCAGCCTGATTAAAACTAGAGTCGTAACTAAAAAAAGTTGCATAGAAGTTTCCATTAGAATCAACAGTCATTCCAGACATTGGGAATACACCATTACCACCGTAATATCCTGTCAAGGAGTATCCAGCGGGAGTAACAGAGTTACTTGCAGAAGATGCTGCAGAAGTACCATTGGCGTTTGTAGCAGTGGCCGTAAATGTGTATGACGTACCTATAGTTAAACCTGACACGGTAATCGGGCTTGAAGAACCCGTTCCAATAATGTTTCCTGGAGATGAAGTTACTGTGTATCCAGTAATGGTAGAACCGCCTGTTGCTCCAGCCGTAAATGTTATTGATACTTGACCGCTTCCAGCAGCGCCTGGTGTAGCAGTACCAATAGTAGGTGCTTGTGGGGCTGTTGTTGCTGTTACCGCGCTTGAAGATGAAGATGCAGTTGAAGTACCATTAGCATTAGTAGCCGTTACTGAGTATGTGTAAGAAGTTGCGCTTTGTAGACCAGTAAGAGTAAGAGGAGAAGAGGCGCCAGAAGTTGTAAAAGAACCTGGGCTAGAAGTTACTGTATAACTAGATATAGATTTTCCGCCCGATGCTGGAGCAGTAAAAGCAACAGAAGCTGCCCCATTATTATATGCACGACCAGAACCTGCATCTGTAGCAGTAGGAGCCGACGGGGTGGCAGGAACGCTAGTAGCAGTAATAGAGCCAGCGGAGGTAGAGGTACCACTAGTACCAGTAGAGTTAGTTGAGGTTACCGCAATAGAGTATGAGGTAGCGCTCTGTAGACCAGTGACTGTTAAAGGACTTGAGGCGCCAGTAGCAGTAAATGAGCCTGGTGTAGTTGTGGCTGTATAAGATGTTGGGGCGCCGCCAGTAGCAGCAGCGGAGAAGGTTACTGTTGCCGCACCATTGTTATAGGCGCGGGAAGTACCCACATCTGCACTAGAGGCAGAGGCAGGTGCATCAGGAACGTCAGGTATAGCGGTTGTGTTACCGTCTACATCTTCTTCACTGGCATGGCGTAGCGACATAGTATCTAGTATCTCCTATTGTTACTAAGAAAAAAGTATTAAGGGGCGATTTCCTTGCGTGCACCAGCAAGTTGCTGCATCTCTTGTGAGACTGCTCGTATTCCGCCTTCTGGTGCCATTTCAAGAGCGCCAATCTGACGAAGAGAATCTAAATGAGCAGCCTGTGCTTGTGAACCACCAATAGCCTCAAGAGTTGCTTGACGACTAAGGCGTTTATTCCAATACTCTGGCTGTGCTACCTCAATTTCTTCACGAGTGTACTTGTGCTCAAACGAATTATAAATCTGTAATAGTTTATCTAATTCACGAAAAGCGCCAATACCTACAAGGCGAGTTTGTTCTAAACCCAATTCTTTAATCTGAGCATCAAGCTCATCAATCTCATCACCTGTTTCACGAAGACGAGAAATCTCAATCTCTGATTTTTTCATCTCAAGACTTACGGATTTAATTGTGTAGTATAACTGTTGAAGTTCAATGACAGTTTGTTGATACCGCATCTCATCTGTATCGTGTTGATTTACAACAAAGTTTTGTAACTGAAAGTTAGAACGAGATTGTTGTACCTCAGCCATTGCAAGAAGCACATCTGGTGTGTATTTTTCATCAATATTTGGTAGAGATACAAGTTCCATTTTATTTGTCCTTAGAATGAGCCAGAATTAGATACGCCTGCTGTAGAAGTATAGCCATTAGTAAATGTTGCTGATAAGGTGCTTTTAGTGTCATTAGAATATGCAATTTTCTCTACGTTATTACGAACAGTTGATGGGTCTGAGCCCCCATACCCGTCAACTACATATCCAGCAGTTCCTCTATTTGAACCACCAGAACCATTATCTCGTACAGCAGAGAGACTTGCAGATAAGGTCGTTACGGAATCATTGGAGTAGTTAATTTTAGTAATACTAGTTACGTTTACCCCAACACCAGCTGTGCCTCCTCCAGAAAGATACCCTGCCGTTCCAGAGTTAGAGGATGGTTGCATGTTGTTGTAGCTTCCAGGTAAACCTGTTCCTAAAGTTGAAGCGGTATTACTAGAAAAATTAAACCTTAATATATTAGAATAACCATTATATGCAGTGTCATATCCTCCCGCAATATAACCAGCAGAACCTTTATTACCTACCGCACCAAATGAAGTACGACCATAGGTTGCGCTAAAAAGTCCTGAAATTGAAGAAATTGTATCGTTAGAATATGCAAGCTTATCTATTCCTGTGTACGCTGCAGTAAAAGTTTGATTAAAATATCCAGCAGTTCCTTGGTCTTCAAATCCAGAGTCATTACCATAAAAACCACCATTTGTTGCTTGAGCAGAAATTGTTGAAATTGATTCTGTTAAAAATGAAAATTTGTGAATATTTGTTGGGGAATTTACATTTGTTCCAATTTTATAATACCCAGCAGTTCCACTATTGCTTGCCCCTGAACCGCCATAATATGCTGTGCTTATTGTAGCCGACAACGTTGAAAGGGAATCGTTTGTAAAATCAACTTTTCTTATAGAAGATGTTGCTATGTTGTTATAGTAACCCCCTATTGAATACATTCCGTTATTAGGGGCTGTTGGGCTAATTGAGTTAGAAGCAGAAGATGATGTAGAAGTTCCATTAGCGTTTGTTGCTGTTACTGTAAATGTATAAGAAGTTCCGATAGTTAACCCAGAAACTGTAATTGGTGAAGATGCACCAGTACCAGTTATATTTCCTGGACTACTAGTCACCGTGTAACCAGTAATACTTGAACCGCCAGTTGCTCCTGCAGTAAAGGCTACAGAAACTTGTCCACTTCCTGCTGAACCTGCAGTAGCAGTTCCAATAGTGGGGGCTTGTGGCTTTGAAGAAGGAGTAGTGGATGCAGAGGCTGAGGATGCGTTACCTGTGCCATTAGCGTTTGTAGATGTGACTGTATAAGTACGGGCGGTACCAACTGCATCAGAGATAGAAATTGGGCTAGATGAACCTGTTGCAGTTCCACCAGAGGATGAGGTAACTGTGTAAGTGGAGATGGCCTTGCCACCTGTTGCAGGAGCGGTAAATGGTACGCTTACATTTGCATTACCTGTATAAGACTGACCAGTAGCGACTGTTGGGGTGCCGATTACTGGGGCATCTGGAACAGTTGTTGCGGTAATAGCAGACGATGAAGAAGATGCAAGCGTTCCTGAAGAATTAGAGGCCGATACTGCAAAGGTATATGAGGTAGCAGATTGTAAACCAGTAACTGTAATAGGAGACGCCCCAGTAGCTGTAAAGCTTCCTGGAGTAGATGTAGCGGTAAATGTTGTGGCTGTTCCACCAGTAGTTGCTGCTGTATAGGTAACAGTAGCTGAGCCATTATTATAGGCGCGGCTAGTTCCTACATCTGTAGCCGTACCAATAGTAGGGGCATCTGGAACATCTGCAATCTTCTTAGAAGGGATGCTGACGCTAGATGCACGGTATTTTTTGGTGTTAGCCATCAGTTATCCTTTCTTATAAAACGCCTTTTTACTTAGCGGCTTCTTCTGCTGC